CAAAAGCACAAATCAAAAGAGCTTTTGTAAAGAGTCTTAAGACTAAAAAAATGAATAAAAAAATACTTGGCGAATTTGTAGAATTAGTGGTATAATATAATTATGAACATTTTTGTAACTAGTCCCTCTGCAGTAAAATCTGCACAGGTATTACCCGATAAACATATTGTCAAAATGCCATTAGAAACATGTCAGATGTTGTCTATTGTATGCTCTGAAAAATGGGGTCATGGATATGGTAAACTACATCGTCTCGATGGTCAACCATATAAGACAGAGAAAGGTGCATTCCGTAATCACCCTTGCACAATATGGGCAAACGAATGTATTGCAAATGCATGGTGGTTGCTTTCTCATGGTTATGAGATGTGTAAAGAATATACACATCGTTACGCTAAAACACACAGTTGTGAAAGTACTATTCTTGAAGCAGGTCAAATTATCCCATTTACTTTAGACAGACCTAAATCATTTGTATTTGCAGGTCCTGATGAGTTTAAACATGATAAGACTATTGACATTTTTACAGCATACAAACGTTATATTGCATCTAAACCTTGGGCTGCATCTAATTATCTACGTGACCCATCAAGAAAACCAGAGTGGTTATGAAACACGTATTATTTGATTTAAAACATTGCTTAATTACTCCTCCATTGGATGATGAAGAATATGTTAAGGAAACCTTGATAGAAGCAGCAAAGATTGCTAAACTAGAATTGTTAAAGGTTGACACACATAAGTTTCAACCACATGGTGTTACTGGTTATGCTCTACTTGCAGAGAGTCATATCAGTATACACACTTGGCCTGAGGATGATGTTGCTAGATGTGACTTATTTTCTTGCAATCCCAACACAGATTATAAATCTGTGATAAACTATATGCAGAACCGCTTTCACTCATGTGAGGTTAAAAAGTGGGGATGTGACCGATCTAATTGGATTTAATTATGAATGACACTGACTTTTCCCGCATTGCAAATTCCTTAGAGAGAATTGCCAATGCATTAGAGCACTTCAATATAGAGCATGCTCACATAGATGAGATAGATCATAACCATGTTGAAGGTGATGTAAACACACACGCTAAGACTTGGTAATGAAGGAATTTGATTATGAACTCGATTACAAAACAATTGACTTTTCAATTGAAGAAAATCGCAAACTTTATCGTATTG